GCTTATAGGTGAATAAAATGATTTTTGATGTTTTCTTTGCTCTCGCAACGCTGTCGTTACAGCTTTAGGGAATGCAGCTAATTGCTATGGTGTTTAGGATAAGTGGTTTGATACTGTTAATGTTTCCGATGTAGCCAGTTCCGTCCTGCACCTAATGTGTTTCCCAAGATGGTTATTTTCTGAATGGCGATTAGAGCCTGTCACGCCAACGCAATCAGTGGTATATTCATACGTTGGCATAATACATATCCAAGTAATGTTTTCCTCCATGTTTTGTTAATGTAAAGTGGTCAATGTGAAGAACTGTAGTCGTAGTGACCAGTTACGAGAACGTCATTCCCAAGACACTTTGGGAAGAGAGCCGTCGCTCTAGTTCTTCACATTATTCTGGGACGACAGATTTTCAGCGATTTTGTTAAGTTACTGAAATGTATAGGTGTAGCCCATTGTTCTTGACCTCGGAAAGAGGATTTGAAAACGTCCGAAGGGCTAAATCCTCGTCTCATATCCCTCGGAAGGATATAAAACTACAAGAAAAACAACGAGTTATCGTCGTTGGTGTCGAGTTGTTGTCGTTTTTCTTGTCAAAAACCCTCGTACCACAAGGATTTTGGACAAAAAAAATGAGGAGAGGCTTTCGCCCCTCCTCGCTAGGATTATTTGGCTTGCGCTTCGATGAATGCGATAAGCTGAGCCTTGGTGAGCTTGGAAAGTGGGTTGCCTTTCGCAGGTGCTTTCGCAGGTTTGTCTGCACTTGCAAATGCGAACTTGACTGGGTCAGCAACTTCGTTGGTAAGCCCTGCAATCGCTTTTTCGTAGCGTGCATACCAGCCTGGGCCTTTGCCTTCACGAGCAAGACGAGCAGTGAACTCGGCTTTTGCGTCTGCTTGTGTGCAAACTCCTTGTGCGATAAGCGTGAAAATTTCCTTGATGCTTTTGCCTTTTGTGTGTGACATGATGTGTCCTCCAATGACGTTTAAAGAAAAATGGAAATCAAAATTTCCACCTATTGAAGTTCCCTTATTGCGTGACCAGGGGGGCATACCCCCTACCCGACGATCGTGTTTTTCAAGTGTCACCTCCCCCACCCCCAAAATTAATCGGAGCAAAAATTGAAACGTCGAGGTGTCTATAAAAATTGCGAGACTTGTGGGAAGGAATTTTATGTCAAAGCAAGTAAGGACGACTGGGTTAAGAATTGTAGCTTAGAATGTAGGCGTAAAGCTCCAGAGAAGAGAAAAAAACAAAAAGAGTTAGAAGAAATGAAAAAAGTTTCTGAATTAGCTACACGTCACGAGCTAACTCCACACCAATCCTCTAAAATACGTGGGCAGATAGCAAGCTTTGTTAGAAATCAGATAGAGATTGCCAACAATGTAGTGGTTGGTGCAGTAGATTGGTCGCCAACACAGGCTCGTGTCTTCGGTATGTTACTTAATAAAGTCGTTCCAGACCTTAATGCTTCGTATGTACAGCACGAACACAGCAATAAAGACATCATTGACCTTTCTCGTGAGGAATTAGAGCGTATTGCGTCTGGTATAGATGAAATAGAAGCAAAGGAAGTAAGTGATGAAAGTGATAAATAAACAAAAAGAAGCACATCCCTCCAGAATTGGCGTTCAAGAATTTGGTGAAGCTATGAAAAAGCTAGATTTATCTACAGTTCCAGAGGAAAAAAGAGCAGACGCTATTAAAGATCACCTCATGGGCATCATGGCAGAGACTATTCTTAGCCCATCTGCACGATTTGACATCTCAATGGCTAGACAAATGTACCGAAAGACAAAGAATGGTAGCTAACACGCAACGTGAAGCTGCAAGATACCTACTAAAACTAAGAGATGCACAGGAAAACTTCCTTGGCTTTGTTAAATTAAACTACCCTGACTGGGAAATTGCAGATTTTCAGCTAGAACTTATCGATGCCCTCGACAAACTGGAGAAAGGTACGCTTGGTACAAACAATCTCCTTATAACTATGCCACCTAGACACGCCAAGTCTACCTTCGGAACAGTTCTTTTCCCTGCTTACTTCATGGCTCGTAACCCAATTAGATATATTATGTCCTGTTCCTATAATAGCCAACTGGCTACAGACTTTGGTCGTCAAGTTCGCTCTGTTGTGGAAGCCAGACCTATCCATCAAGCGTTCCCAGACTTCAACCTTTCCCAAGACAGCCGTGCTGCAGATGTCTGGCGTACTGAAAACGGAGGAGCTTACTTTGCTGTCGGTATTGGAGGTACAACATCTGGTCGTCCTGCCAACCTTCTACTCGTAGACGACCCCATCAAATCCAGAGAAGATGCAGAGTCCATGACCCAACGCAATAAAACATGGAACTATTACACATCAGCCCTCGCTACTCGTCTTCAGCCAGAAAGTGACCATACCCCACCCAAGCAAATCGTCATCCTCACTCGTTGGCATCCAGACGACCTTGCAGGTCGCCTGATTGAAAGTGATGACTGGCAGGAAGGTCGGTGGACACACGTTAATTTCCCTGCCATCAAGACAAGGTTTACCGGGAAAAAGATTGGCAGACGGCATTTACCAGAAGACCATCCTATGTACGTCAAGGCAGGTCAGTTATCCAACAGACCGAGTGAACGCTACATCAAGGAAGAAGAAACAGTAGCCTTGTGGCCTGATCGTTTCTCTCTCGAAGAACTTCGCAGACGAGAACGCCTTAACCCCAGAGAGTTTGCATCTCTCTATCAACAGTCACCCTACATAGAGGGTGGTAACATTATCAAATCAGATTGGTGGCAATCATATCCAGACGACCTATCCCCAGAAAATTTCCAAACCCTCGTCATTGGCGTGGATACAGCTTTCAAGAAAACCGAAACAGCCGATTACTCCGTAGCGATTACAGCAGGGATCGACAGGAACGGAGACATTTATATCGTAGACATTATGCGAGGGAAGTACGACTTCCCAGAACTGAAGCAGAGACTGATACGATTGAATAATAAATGGCGTGGCAAGGGTCTTCGTGCCATGTATATAGAAGATAAAGCATCTGGTCAGTCTATTCTCCAAGAACTCAAGCGAGAGTCTGGAATGTCTGTAATCCCCTATAAAGTTGTCAACGATAAAGTAGCAAGGGTCAACTCAGTCCTACCTCTCATTGAAGGTGGTCGTGTGTATCTCCCCCAATCCTCTGACTGGTTAGACAGCTTTGTAGATGAAGCCGTCACCTTTCCCAACGGAAACCATGACGATCAGGTAGATGCACTCTCTATTGCTTTAGATGTCCTTTCAAGGACATCTATATCTGTGGATGCATGGGATTTACAGGGGGATGTAACACAGTCTTTGAACCACACACCCAACATAGAAAACTCCTTCGGTAAGTCCTTAAAACTTAAAGTAAACAAAGCTTTACCTAAATGGGCAGGTTGGGGAACTCTGTAGGACGACAACAATAAACTAAAGAGGTAAAAACAAAGTATGGCACAAGCAGGAGCAACGATTAATTATAGAACGTCTGAATATCAGGCTGGCCCTAACGAAGGTATTGTCTGTGATCTTTCAGAATATGCAGAGAAATTAGTTGCATACGAAGACATCTCAGACCTTCTAACGGAAGAACAGGAACGCAAGATTGTGGACTACGTCAAGTCTATGGTCGATATGTCCTATTATAAAATCTCCAAACGCTACGATCATTGGAAAGAAGCTGACCGAGCTCACGATGTTTATGTGCCACCAGAAGCCACAAACTATAGAGAGAAAGCTGTTATTGCAGATACTCGTGCCATTGCAGATACAGTTCTCACTTATATGATGGCAGCCCTAGCAGGTCGAAACCCTATGTTTCAACTGGAGGGTATGAACAGAAAATCAAGACAGGCTTCCCTTATCCTCGAAAGAGTATTGCATCAGCAGATGAGAAGAACAGCAGGTGAAGCCAGACTAGCCCAGATGCTTCTTGACTCCATACGTTATGGATTTGCTCCAACTAAAGTTGTCTGGGATGCCAAGTCTAATCAAAACAGGATTGTCAACTTTGATCCTCGCAGAGTTTTCCCAGACCCTCGTGTCACTTGGGGAGACTGGGAGAATATGCAGTACATAACTTTTGCAGACTATGTCAGCTACAACTCCCTCCTTTACTCTGGCTTGTATCCAAAGCTCAAGAAGTATCCTATGCTTCGCCACAAGATAAGTCCTCCCAGAAACGCATGGAACGCCCACCACTGGCATAAAGAAGAAGGAAGGGGTTTGTCTATCGACCCTGCACAACCCCACCAGAGAGAGCGTTCTGACCACGCATACTTTACATTAGGGGATGCTCGTGTCGTCGATGAGACTTGGGTCAGGCTTTCTGGACACGAAATAGGCATACCAACCATTGAACAGGTCTACCTTGTCATCACAATTCTGGATGAAAATGTTGTTATCCGTATGCAACTAAACCCATACGGACAGCAGTTTCCTGTAGCCATAGGTGGTTTATACCAAGACAGTCATAAGACTTATGGTCAGTCCCTTTATGACCTCTTACTTCCTATGCACGATATTGCTACGTATCTCTTACGTTCTCGTATTGATAACGTATCAGCTGCTTTAAATAATTTGATCTTTGTTGATCCGACCCAAGTGTCTGTCCCAGACCTTATCGACAGAAACCCTTGGGGAGTTGTTCGCACGTTACCGGGAACAAAGCCTGGGGATGGTGTGTTTATCGCTCAAGTGCCAGACGTAACAAGGGGACACTTTAATGATATAGCGGCAATGTCTGAATTTAAGCAAAGAGTTTCAGCAGCCTCAGACGCACAACAGGGTATGCCAACGACAGACGGCATACGGACAGCAACAGAAATTCAAAGACTGACACAACTAGGATCACAGCGTCTTGGTGTTTTAAGCCGTGTCATGTCTGCCACGACCATAAGACCAATGGTTAGAATGATGGTTGGAAACATACAGGATTCATTAACGATGGAAGGATCAATCAAAATTGATCCGACCAATATGCCAACACAATTATCATCCGTCGTGGATGAAGGGTATCTTGATTATGAAGTATCTAAAGACCTGCAAGGCGACATTGACTATCTCGTCATCGATGGGACGCTCCCACTTGAACCAACTCGTAACGCAGAGACTTGGATGAATATGCTTCAGATCATGGCTCAGACAGGTTTGAACATGGAGTATAACGCAGGTCAGATAGCTGAAGAAGCTATCAGGGCAATGGGTATTACAGACTTGGATCGATTTAGAATTAGCGAAGAAGAGCTTCGTGCCAAGGGAGCTTCTCCCTCACAGCAGTTATCCATGATGGAAAAGATGCGTGGTGCGAATGTTCAGTCTAACGAAAACGTACAGAACCAAGTTCAAAAAGGTAATTTAGTTCCACTTAAACAAGCGAGGAGATAATGAGTGAATCACAAAAATTAGCCCTTTCACAATCGGTGGATGGAAAAATAGGGCAGTTAATCGATGTATCAATAGACCTTGATAGGGAGGAAACAAAACTTAGAGAGACAAAGTTGCAGGAGCAGATTGATATTTTAAACCAGAAAGTAGCGACCTTAACAGGAGCAATTACTGACATGGAATTAAATATTCAAAACACTACTCAGGACGACAAATATGCTCTGACTAAGGCAAAGTTAATCCGACTAATGAAAGATTTGGGGTATTACGAATAATGGCTATTACAACTCCTAAAGGCGAACAAATACAATTTGTGTCTTCCAAGACAGGAACACACAACTTAGACACATATTTAGAAGCGGCAGAACTTGGAAACAGACAACTCCATGATTTGCTTGATGATATGTTTGATGCAACGACAGGAGTTTTTAAAGCCGACAACTTTCAATTTCGTTACGACAACAACAGTGCCAATAAAAAACTACAGATTCGTGTTGGTCAGTTTGCTTCTGGCAACAGTGGATGGACAGACATTACTTCTTTTTTTAATGTAAAGGGAACATTTTCAACCAGTGATACTTACAATAATTTTGACCTCGTTCTTGATTCAAACAAGGACTTATATCTTGTTCATGGATTATTAAATTTTGATTATCAGTTCAGTAGTGAATCAACCTTTGTGAATAGTCAAAACACAACCAAGATTGTAGACGTATCCCTCGCACAGGATTGGGCAAAGAAAACAAATGGTCTTGTAGACGGCACAGGCTATTCATCAAAAGCATGGGCAGTTGGTGGTACTGGCGTAACAGCAACAGCTTCTGGAGGTTCTTCAAGAGAATGGGCAACTACAACTGGTAGCCCTGTTGATACTTCTGAATATTCCTCAAGGGAGTACGCCATAGGAACAACAGTTCCAACTGGTTCTGCAAAGGAATGGGCTACCGATACATCTGGAGCAGTATCTTCTAATGAATACTCTGCCAAGGAATATGCACAGGGTACACAGTCAGGAACAGGTGGTTCAGCTAAGTCTTGGTCACAAGACACAGATCAAGTAAATGGAGCATCAACTAACGACAGATCAGCAAAGTCGTGGGCTCAAGGTTCAAATATGACTGGTGCTACACTTGGAGGCTCTGCTAAAGATTGGGCTCAACTGACTGGAAGTACAGTAGACGGATCAAATTATTCAGCAAAATACTGGGCAACTCATCCTGATGTCACAACTGTTGTCAGTAATATTTCCGATATTAATGCCCTTGCCCTCAAGACAACAGAGCTTGGCTTATTAGGAACAACGACTGTTGTCGGCAACCTTGGTCAGCTTGGAACATCGACAGTTGTCGGTCACATGGCTAATTTAAATGCTACAAATGTTATTTCCAATATCGGCACAGTAGCAGGTCAAATCAGCCCTACGAATAATATTGCAACTGTTGCAGGGGCAAATACAAACATTACAGCCCTTACACAATCTGGTGTTATCAGTAATATTGGGGCAGTTGCAGGACAAATATCCCCGACTAATAACATCCAGACAGTTGCAGGTCTTTCAACAGAAATAGCAGCCGTTGCAGGGATATCAAGCGAAATACAAACTGTTCATACAAACATTGCTAAAGTCCAGACAGCGGCAGACGACCTGTTAGAAACAACGTCTGAGATAGACACAGTTGCAACTTCTATAGGAAATGTGGATGCAGTCGGAACAAATATTGGAAGTGTCAATGCTATTTCCCCACACATTGCAAATGTTAACACAGTTGCGACAAACATAAATAATGTTAATTCATTTTTTGATATTTATAGTGTTGCGTCTTCCAATCCTACGACAAATCTAAATGCAGGTGATCTTGTCTTCAATACAACGACAAGCACCCTAAATGTTTACGATGGAGCAAACTGGCAATCCACTGCTGAAGCTGCTCAAAGAACTCTGACTTCCCATACAGTCACTTCGTCTGAGCAAACAGCAGGAACTGTAACTGTATCAGCTACCTATACAGTAGGATTAGTTGACGTTTATCTTAATGGTCTTCACCTTGGTACATCGGACTTCACTGCAACGAATGGTACGTCTGTAACGATTGCTAATCCAACGGCAGGAGATATTATTGACATCGTCGCTTTGTCTTCGTTTAACGCTGCCAACTACGGATTAATGGCGGCAAGAA